AGTCAACCCATGAGTCGGGATTCTTTGCATCCTCGTCCATCTCTGTAAGAACATCGGAAACAATTTGTTTTGTCAATTCCAAATCTTCCCAATACCAAGAATCAATGTTGGTTGAACCAAAAAAGAAACCTTCTGTTGGTTGAAGATTCTCTTCAATTACCGAAGATTCTTCGGGAGTTCCCTTTGCATTTAGAACAAGGTTTATAGTTTCGAGAAGATTCTCAAAGTCCTGACGTGAGACACTATATTCTCTACAATCATCTTCACCGTTCTGAACATTGTAAACAAACCAATTATGAATTTGGTTTGCCTTACGCCAATAACCTACGTGTTCTGAAATTGAACGTACTCGGTTAAAATTGATATTGACAGGTGAACCCTTGATTGTAATATCAATCTTACCAGATACACCACGATGTTCGTAATTCGCACCAATATATGTCTTTTTGGTGAGATACATATCGAGACCCATTGTCTTGTCCTTGAAGTGTTAGAAAACTTGATATACAAAACTACGGAGGTTTGAGGACATTTCCAAACAAAAAATGTAGGTGTGGATAACTTTTTAAGTCCTTATAAATCAAGGACTTACGAAGGGTGGGAGTTTCTGTCTCCGTAAGTCCTTGAAAATAAAGGAGTTAGTAAGTCGTTGATTTATAAGGACTTACGTTGATGCGGAGGGTGACAGAGTTGAACTGCCTCGTGTTTGACCACGGCTACGGTTTAGCAAACCGACCCCTTACCGTTCGGGCAACCCTCCAATGTGTTATCGTTCTTCTGTTTAGTTTATCAATCGTTTAGTAATTCTTTTTGAAGTTTCTTTACTCGTCCTGAAATGGCTTCATCATCTCTTGTTGTACCCAATCTTTCTCGTTCCAATCGGTCAAGACGGTAAATCAACTTATCAAGACGGGAATCGAGGTTGGAATTCAATGCCCGAATTTCACGCCAAAGTGTTTCGTTCTCCATTGTTGCAATCGTCTTGTTTTCTTCAATCGTTCTGTATGAATTTTCAAAATTCAAATTGAAAGAACCATTGATTTCTTGTATTTCTTTGTTCATTTTGTACACCCTGAATAAATTGTAAACGGTAACCGCAAGCATCCCCACGACCACCACAAACGAAATACCCAGACTGAATGATGTTATATCCATAATAGTCTCCTTATTTCAAAGAACGATAACACGTAAGCACACCCGATTGGATTTGAACCAATGGCCCACAGATTAGAAGTCTGTTGCTCTATCCAACTGAGCTACGGGTGCGTTTGATTTTGTATGGTGGGTAGGATTTGAACCTACATAAGACGGCATATAAGACCGTTGCCTTGACCAGTCGAGCCACCACCACATTTGATTGTACCACCGGTGGGACTCGAACCCACACACCCATACGGATAAAGCATTTTAAGTGCTTTGCGTCTGCCATTTCGCCACGGCGGCAATTGTGATTTCGGTGGGGCTCGAACCCACGACCCACAGATTAAAAGTCTGTTGCTCTACCGACTGAGCTACGAAATCGTTGTTTTGTTTTAGTGGGCCTCCCCGGACTTGAACCGAGAACCTACGCATTATGAGTGCGGTGCTCTAACCATTGAGCTAGAAGCCCATTCATATTACCAATCGTCTTACCTCATCCAATCATCGTCAACTTCTTGAATACCGTGTGCAGATTCCCATCGTTCCCACTCATCGTAATCAACTTCTTCTTGGGCTTCAATTTCTGCCTTTAGGACTTCTTCGGGGTCATCAAAGATGAACATCGTATTCATAAATCCCTCGGCATCATCAGTCACCAAACTCGGTTCACCATTTGCATCTGCAATAGAACCCGTGAAGTCTGTGAGAACAGAGTAAACCTTGTGGTCAAAGATGAGAAGATTCTCTACACCACCATTCGACTCTTGTTCACCAGTGAAAGGATTTTGGTCAATCGTATAATGTTGAACCAACTTGCCCTGTTCAAAAACTTGTTTGTTTGTAATCATGTTCATGTTCCGTGATTGTGTTATACAATAATACGAAAAATTTTTGACAATTCCAAATACTTTTTTAGATACCACGTTTATTCATATGATTCACGGTCGATTTGGATAGCCACACCGAATCGTGGAATACCATCGGGAGTTTCTTGGAAATACTTGATAGTAGCCGTCTTACCAATCAACTTCTTACGGTTCTCCAATACCGAACGAACCCATTGACGTGAACCACGAAGTGTTGCACCGAATGTACGACCATCACCAAGTTCAAGAATCAAATTACCAGCAGTACCTGCACGGTTTCCCTTACCTTCTTCAACATCAACAATAGTAAACTCACCATCGTAAAAGTCCTTCTTCTTCAAAAGTTGCTTTGAACGTTTGTTCTCATACGGTGCAATATCTACACGAATGATTGAACCTTCGTAACCTTCTTCGAGGAATTGTTCGTGGTACTTTTGGATGTCTTCTTCTGAATGAACTTGGTATGTAGGTACAACCTTTATCATCTTGTTCTTCAAGGACTTTACCACCTTCTTCAATTCAGCATACCGTTCAGAGAATACACCATCGTGTTCAGGTAAATCGTATGCCCAAAACTCCATAATAGATTGACATTCTTCAATATCTTCTTCCGTTGGTTTTGTCTTCTTCACGAGTGAAACAATCTTGTTGAAGTCATCACTATAATCGTGTGCGTACAATTCACCGTCGAGAATCGTAACATCTTGTGTCAAGTGGTCAACCGTAACAAACGGCTTACCATTACGTGACATCATCGTACCATCAGAATTGATACAACGGAGACCGTCCAACTTTGGTTGAATAAAGGTAGGATTGACAAAACATAGGTCTGAATACTTCTCATACTTTTGTGCCAACATTGGTTCAAAAAACTTCTTTGTCTTTGTGAGTTTCTCATTGTAACCCTTGTCTAACTTCTTTTGGAATTTTGATTGTGCTTCACGGAGAGCTTGTTCGGATGCGGTTGTTTCATTAGAACGACCGATGTTCTTACCGATACAAACCGTTGGTTCCGACTTTGTTAGTTTACCACCCTTGACACCTTCGATAGTCCAAAACTTGTTGTTATGAACTTCGATAGTCCACTCTTGAACAAGACCACGAGAATCGTACTTGTAAACCGTTGGGAATGTTGTTTTGTTAGCCACGACGAAACCTTGATGTATGTGAATTTTCAGACAATACAAACCTACGGAATTTTTCTGTAATTTCCAAACGATGTGGATAACTTTTTAAGTCCTTGAAAATAAAGGACTTACTTCTTGTAGAGAATGTTGTTTATGGAAAAAGCCATACGTCCAAAGTTAGTTTCTGGGATAAGAGACCCTTCAAACATGAATGGAGTTGGATTACCACCACGAAGATTTGAGTATGCTTGAGCAATCTTGCCGATTGAGAAGTCTGTTCCAATCTTTGTTGAATCACCGTTCTTGAAGTAAAGATGAACACCTTCACCTTGAAGTCCGATAATTACGGCATCTTGATTGAACTTCTTTGCAATATCTACACACATCTTTGTAAACTCTTCACGAGGAGTTGATTCAGGACGAACAAAAAGAACACTTTCTTCTGTAATATCTTGGAGTTGTTCAGGACTTGCATCCTTCCAATCTGTTCCATCAGGAGCTTCTTGCCAATGTCCTACCAACATATAACCGCCCATTTTCTTACCTTGTAACATATTGAATAGTTCCTTGTTACGTTGGCGATTTTGCTTCTTTGTGAAATTTGAGCGGAACGCGGTAGCAATACAAAAATCCTTGTTTTGCACCATTGATACAAGACGTGATAAACTGGCTTCACTAATTGTTCCGAACTCTGTTAGAGATTCTGATACTATATCCTTCAACTTCATTTTGGGCTCCGTAATTGTTGTAGATTCACTCTACTATAAATATAAGAAAAAATTATTGTAATTCCAACCACTTTCTTAAATCTACCGTTGGTTTCCAATGTAGATGAGTTTGAATCTTGGTTACATCAGCAAGAGTTTCCCAAGCTTCACCTTCTCGTTTAGAGACAAATGTAATATCATTACCAATCATTCTTGCCAATTCAATTACAGAATGATTTGTACCCGTTCCAACATTTATTATCTCACCGACGATTTTCGTATTCTCTAAATCGGAAGCGAGAATATTTGCCTGAACTATGTCTGATACGTGTGTGAAGTCTCTTCTTTGTTCACCCGTCCCAACAACAGTCATAGATTCTCCATTCCTAACTTGTTTCAGGAATCTACCAACAACAGGAGCATATTGTCCTTTTGTTGGTTCACGTTCACCGTAAACATTGAAGTATCTAAAGATTATCGTTTCTAATCCCCACATAGTATAATATAACTTACAGAGGTCTTCACCTGATTTCTTTGAAGCACAATATGAATTCAAACAATCTGTTGTCATATCTTCACGAAGTGGTGGTGTATTTTTTAGACCATAAGTAGAAGATGTAGAAGAATAAATAACACGTTTGATATTGTGTGTTCGTGAAGCTTCAAGAACATTACACGTACCGAGAACGTTTACTTCCACGGCCAGTCTTGGGTTGTTTATAATTGGTTGTATTCTAGCTTCTGCCGCAAGATGATATACAATGTAGACACCTTCAAAAAGTGGAAGTATAGATTGAAAATCTCGGATGTCAATATGATGATAGGTTGCTTTATCGTTGAAGTAAAATTGTTCATTTGATTCAGCCGATAAATTATCTATGACAATAACTTCATGTCCTTCATCAATAAGACGGTCAACCAAATTACTCCCAATAAAACCACAACCACCTGTAACCAAATATCTCATAACTTCTCCTATATTAGATTGTACAGCATACGGGAATCGAACCCGTGTTACCGCCGTGAAAGGGCGGTGTCCTAACCGCTAGACGAATGCTGCGTTATTACTTTTTCTTCCAACCATTCTTATTAGCATACTTCGATATTATACTCGATGCCATTTTCTTCGATAAATGCTGGATAAGTTCCTGTTGGTACATATTATATTTACGAATAACTCTCTTTTGTGCCTTTGTTGCTTTTACAAAAGTGTTTTTTACTTCTTTCCACCGTTCGATGTCTCGTTGAGAACGAGCCCTATCTTTTAGATTTTGTTTTTCATAATCCATCTTTGCCATAAAAACTCCGTATTAATTGGAGCGGAAGACGAGGCTCGAACTCGCAACCAACAGCTTGGAAGGCTGTGACTCTACCATTGAGTTACTTCCGCAATGTACCCGAAGAGGGACTTGAACCCCCATGCCTTACGGCACCGCATCCTAAGTGCGGCGTGACTGCCAATTCCACCATTCGGGCATTTGGCGGAAGAAGAGGGACTCGAACCCCCACAACCTTTCGGTCGGCTGTTTTCAAGACAGCTGCAATACCATTATGCGATTCTTCCGTTTTTTACTCTGTTGTGGAGACAGGGCTCGAACCTGTACTTTTCTCGTTCAAAGCGAGATGCCTTACCAATTTGGCCACTCCACAATGTGTAGGGGATGCGGGATTTGAACCCACGACCTCTCGCTCCCAAAGCGAGCGCTATACCGGACTAAGCCAATCCCCTATAACCGTCATCTTACAAACCCATCAATCTTATCATACATCTTCTTTGTTTTCCAACCGTAGTTGAATACAAACCAACCTGCAACTTCCTTTGCAATATACTTTGGTTCACGGAACGTCTTTACATATTCGTCAATAAACCACTTTGTAAATGCAACATCCTCTTCAAGAGTCCATTCACGCTTAGTAAACCAATAAGGTTGTTGTGCAAACTCTTCATCATATCCTTCAAATCCAACACGACGGAACATTTCGTCAAGTGCTTTCATTTGAAATTCATCAAGTTTCTTTTGTTTTCTTGGTGTCATTTTTTCTATCTGTTGAATTGATTGAGTACAAGTATACGAAAAAAATCTGACATTTCCAAATAAAAAAGTCTCACACCAAGAAAATGTGAGACTTTTTGAACTGGTGTGTAATTTTCTTAAAGTGCCGAATAAATAGCGGCATATTCTTTCACATTGAATCTTTGTTTTGCCTTGGCTAACATCTCTGTCATCAATTCATTTTCATACTGTTGAATACCATAAGGCATTGTTCCAGCAATCTTTCTGATTTCAGCAGTGTGGTCAAGTATCTTTGAATACTTTTGTTCTGCTAGAAGTTTAGCGAGTTCAAATAAAGCCTCTGAACGATTTGCTTTCTTTGTGGCTTCTCTCATTCTCTTCACAGAGTTTTCAACCTTTTGGCTAATCTTTTCTTCGGCTTCCCGAAGTGATTGAAGTGTTTGAGATGCCTCACTAAGTAATTGTTTTCTTGATGATAGTTTCATATTGTTTACCTAATTCATTTTCAAATTTAGTCTTCTAACCAATCTGCATATTTTGCGAATATACGTTTCCAATTTTTATTCAAAGCCGGTTTACTTGAAATAGTTGATTTTACAACAGCAATAATAAAGTTTTTCTTTGCAATAGAAGACCAAGTTTTTCTACGAATCAAAAGAAGAGGAGCAACTTCTGGGTATTCTTGTCTCAACAATTCAATAACTGATTCATTCAGCGCCCACTCTAAAATGTCTCCACCATCTGCTCTTGAATAAAGAAACACAATATCTTTACCACCTTGTCTTACTCTTGGAATACCATTCAAATCGGATGGTTTCTTTAGATAAAGTTCTGATATTCGTGGATAATGTTTTTTCACACTTGCATTATACATATCAAAAATCTTCTTTAGATTTGCAGTATCAGTTATGAAAATTGATTCCAAGAAATCCGCAATATGTTGAGCCGTGATTTGTTTTCCTTCTAATGACTTTTCGCCGGCTGAAATAGAAGAAGCATTTGAAGAGAATTCTTGAAGTTGTTTCTTTACAAGTTTAGCCAACACCATTAGTTTGTTTGCATATTGAACATTCTTTTCACAGTCAATCAATGCTTGTTTCAATTCATCTTCAGATAGGTTTGTAGGACGAGAATCCATTATTCTATCCCAATCCTTTGAAATATTGAACGAACTAAAATTACCCAAATTACTAAGTCTCCAACGAGTTATTTTATCAATAATTGAAAAGTCCACTGCTTCATTCAAAGATTTTTTCTTCTTTGAGTCACGCAGAGACTCCAACATCGTTGATGCTTCTTTGAGTAATTGTTTTCTTGATGATAACTTCATTCTACACCCCGTTTATATTAGTCCCACCAAACACGGAATGTGCCGTCTGACTCTTTTGATATTTCGTCTGCCTTTAGAGCTGACTTACTTGGCTTTGTTCCCTTGACATAAATACAAGGACTATACTCTCTAGCAAATTGAATTTGAGCATCATCTGGAAGCTTTGCGAGAACTTCTGCATTGAACTCATTATATCCTTCTGGCATACCAGCTTTTACAAGTTTGACTGCATCTGCCTTCTTGACAAAGTTTGTTTCTCTCCAGAACATTTGTGAACCACCATAAGCAGACTTCAACTTCTTTGGGTCATTACCAATACCGATTGGCTTTGGTGCCGGCATACCCATGTAATCCCACTTCGTTGGTTTTCTACCTGCTGCATATGCGGCATTTATAAATTTTGATGCTCTCTTCCAAGAATCTTCTGATGGTGCCTCATTCATTTGTTGGACACCTTCTGATAGAAGTCCTGCTAATTTTTTCATTCTAATTGAATCCATCGTATACTCCAAAAAAAAATAGTATGGTTATATCCTATAAATATGGTTCAGGTTTTGTTTTCTTACGGGAAAGTAAGAAATAAAATCCAAAAAATAACAGCGCAACCCCATAGAAGATAACGTCTGTAATGAAGTAACTTCCTGTAAGTTTTGTAGTGAAAGCAAAGGCCGCATCGAATCCAAGAGGATTGAAGAATGTTCCTAAAACCAAACAAGTTTTTGCGAGGTTGTCTCGTAGTTTTTGTCTTTTTACTATTGCCATCCGAACTTCCCATGTATTTACCTTGTTGTGGGCAATCTGTTATTTACAACTATAAATATGAGACAACTGGTAACTTCGTCCAACCATCCATTTGAGTAATGTCCATCGTTATCCCCCAATAACGAACGAAACAATGTTCAGCTATAACAATGACTTCTGAAATGAGTACCTCATCTCCACGTCTAAAAATAATCTTCTTACCCTTCAGATGTTTCGGTTGAACTATCTTCGGGTCTACCTCGTTCTCTAATCGCAACATTCTTATTTCCCCTCTCGTGTTTAGGTTCAAAAACACAGTGTTTGCAACCACTGCCACAACAAAAACCACGGCGAAGGTGATACGATTCTGTAAACACCTTCTTACCGTGGTCATTTATGTAATAATCTTCCTCTTTCATTTGCTTTACTTGGATTCTTTGCCTTCAGACACAGATGCCTTGTTGTAAGGTGTAATCAACTTCTTAATTGCACCCAACGCCTTACGAGCGTCTCCTGCACCTTTCTTGAACTTTGAATTGTGTCCGACGGTAAACTCATTGAACAGATTTGTAATTTGTTCGTATAGTTCTTGCTTTGTCATAACGTTCTCCTGTTTGTATAATAGTCGGGATTAGTTCCCTGTTAGATAAATAGGTTATGATTGTATTTCATGTTCCCATTTGAAAAAATTTCCTTCGATTCCGTTTTTGTATTGTTTACCATAAAGATGTAGTCTGAATCCACTAGGGTCTATGTTGAATATTTTCCCCCATTCTGTTGCGGTTTTTCTTTGTCCAATATATTCACCAATAATACATATGGCATACCCTTTGAATTTTGGATTTTTTTCCCCCACACATACACCACGTTCTTTACGAGTTTGATTCGCCTTTTCAATACTTTCTCGTGATACTTTTTTGCCTTTGTGCTTCTCGCCTATTTTTCTTTTAGTGTCTTCCGTGTGTTTCCGACCAAATGCAGCATGGTTTTTACCCGTTTTACCAAACCAATAATTATTTTCACCAGACTTTTTTCCAATGTTATTTTCTGATATTTTTCTACGAGTTTCCGGTGAATGTTGTTTTCCCCACATGACATTACCTTCACCACTTCTGGATTCACTCATTTTTTTTCTACTCATTTCACTATGATTTCTTCCAGAAAATAGCGCACCACCAGTTGAAAAATTATTTGCATTGTAGAATATTGGATCATTACCAGCATCATAATAATTTAACCAATATTCTTCTCTTTCTATCAATTCTTCTTTGGATGAACACGATTCAATTATTTTCTTCTCGAAATTATGTTTACCATATTTTCTGATTGCTCGCTTCAAGAAAAGTCCAGATCCAAGATATTTTGGATTATTTTTACTATCTCTACCAATATACTTCTTACCATTGATGAGATTCGTAGTCATATAAATAACCATAACCATTTGTCCTTATTTTATTTCACAAGCACCACCTGCACAGGCAAGTTCACCCGTTAGGTCGGTGTTGTCATCAAGTTCAACAACCTTTGATAAATCAACATCGTGTAGAGTTTGCATTAGTTGGTCATACTTTTCTTTTGTGATGTCTTCAAATGGAGCCTGAATATATGTTCCACCATCATAAGGAAGAACTGAAAGTCCATTGAAGTGTTCTTTATTTTCCCACATCCAATTACCGACCGCATCCCATTCGTGTTCACGGATAGATACCGTTGCCGAAATGTTGTGTGTGTTCATTCCATTCTTGTGACCTGGTTTTATCCAATTTTGATTGAACCACTTTACACGTTCAAGAAGTTGGAGTGGTGATTCTGTTCGCATAATCGCGTTAGATGGTGCCTTTTGTGGGACACCGATAACTGCGGTATCGTGTGGACGGAAGTATTCGTCTTCAACCAATTCAGGGTGGTTGATTGCAAGGTGAGTATAGATTGCCTCGTTCTTACCAACACGAACACGGCGGAGGTAATAGTCATTGTGCCAAGCGTGAATACCTGATGAACAACCAAGTGTTAGTGATGAAGTTCCAGCTGGCTTGATTGTTGTGATACGGGCAGCTTTGTTGATACCGAGGATTCCAGCCAATCTTTCGTTTTCTTCCTTTGCAACTTTTGTTGCGGCCTTTACATCCAACTTCTGAACAACACCTGAACCAATACCTGTCATACCAACTCCAAGAAGAGCATCCTTCTCTGTTGTTCTTTGCCAGATTGGACGGAGGTAATGAAAATCTGTATATCCCGCCTGTAAAGTTCCGATGAATGTTGCTGCACGAACTCGGTCTTCCAAATCTTGTTGGTCTACTACGTCTGAAACATTTACTTCACAAAGATTACAGAATTGGAATGGACGAAGTGCAATTTCACAACAAGGGTTTGTTCCCCAATCCTTATCGTTTGAAAGATAGATTCCTGGTTCACCCGCATTTGAAAGTTCAATCTTCTTCCACAATTCTTTGAAGAACTCTTCACTTACTTTACTACGGAGTAATACCGCCGAGTTATTTGCACGTCCACGTTGAGGATTCAATTCCCACCAAGCACCAAACTTACAGGAAATCATCTCATCGTCATCGGCAGAGAAAAGTGAGATAAGAGCTGCACGACGAATAC